TGACCCACTCTGCCGCCATGGCTTCCGAGATCCTTCCCGGTAAGACCATCCTCGAGGCCCTCAACACCGACCTCGTCTGCGACGCCATCAACGTTGCTATGCGCGAGATTTTCCTGCAGATCGTTTACGGCCGCAGCCAGACCGCGTTCTCCGAGGGCGGCCTGCCCGTGGGCGCCTCCCTCGACGACCTCGGCAAGGGCCTTCGCTCCCAGGTCGGCACCATGTTCGGCACCAAGGCCAAGGGCGCTCGTTACCTCGAGCTCGCCCAGGGCTACGTCACCCGCATGGCTCTCAACGACAAGAACGAGATCATCGCGTTCGAGTTCCTGAACCTCGGTAAGTTCACCGACGCCGTCAAGGCCGGCAAGACCCCCGAGGAGGCCATCGCTGGCGCTATGGGCCACTATGGTCAGTGGGAGAACGCTGCCAAGTACATCGACCCGCGCACCGACGAGGAGACTCACTCCGTCGCCAGCGTGTTCCCGGTTCACGAGTAGAAAGGGAGGGAAATAACTATGACTGTTACGTTCGAAGGTTACGAGCGCCGCGCTGACAAGATCAACAAGTGCCTCGCCGACAACGGCATCGCCTCCCTCGAGGAAGCTCTGCAGATCTGCACCGACAAGGGCTTCAACCCGCGTGAGATCGTCAACAACACCCAGTCCATCGCCTTCCAGAACGCTGAGTGGGCATACACCCTCGGCTGCGCTCTCGCTGTCAAGCGTGGCGCCAAGTCCGCTTCTGAGGCTGCTGCCATCATCGGCGAGGGCATCCAGGCCTTCACCGTTCCCGGCTCCGTCGCTGAGGACCGCAAGGTCGGTCTGGGCCACGGCAACCTGGGCGCTATGCTGCTCTCCGACGACACCGAGTGCTTCGCCTTCCTGGCCGGTCACGAGTCCTTCGCTGCCGCTGAGGGCGCTATCGGCCTGGCTCTGAACGCCAACAAGGCTCGTAAGAAGCCGCTGCGCGTCATCCTCAACGGTCTGGGCAAGGACGCCGCCCAGATCATCGCCCGCATCAACGGCTTCACCTACGTGAAGACCCAGTTCGACTACTTCACGGGCGAGCTCAAGGTCGTCGAGACCATCCCCTACTCCGATGGTCCCCGCGCCGCCGTCAACTGCTACGGCGCCGACGACGTCCGCGAGGGCGTTGCCATCATGTGGCACGAGAACGTCGACATCTCGATCACCGGTAACTCCACCAACCCCACGCGCTTCCAGCACCCCGTCGCTGGCACCTACAAGAAGGAGCGCCTCGAGGCTGGCAAGAAGTACTTCTCCGTCGCTTCTGGTGGCGGCACTGGCCGTACCCTGCACCCGGACAACATGGGCGCCGGCCCTGCCTCTTACGGCATGACCGACACCATGGGCCGTATGCACTCCGACGCCCAGTTCGCCGGTTCCTCCTCCGTGCCTGCGCACGTCGACATGATGGGTCTCATCGGCATGGGTAACAACCCCATGGTCGGTGCCACCGTCGCCTGCGCTGTCGCCGTCGAGGAGGCCCTCAAGGCCTAATCGCGCTTGCGCGATGCTCATATAGTTGAGCTTTGGAGCCGCTATCCACCCGGGTAGCGGCTCTTTTTTGTCCCAAAGCTGTCAATCGGTTTGGGTCGCGCCACGAAAACGGCTCATCTACTACGTTTGGCCCGCATGGCTCGACCATAGCCAGGTTTTGGGAAAATCAATAATCCGTCTACCTGCGGGTTTGATTTTGTGATTCTCGGTATGGTTGGGGGTGACCGCCCAAACGTAGTAGATAGGCCCATTTCGTGGCGAGCGAATCGACCCGAGGCACAGGGTAGCTAAAAGAACCCCGTCCCAAATTAACTACTCTGCCATGAAAATCCAAAACGATTCGATATATCAGTTGAGATGAGCTCCGAGGTGGAGTGAGACGGATTGCCAAAATACCCCTAACGTCCACCTGCCATATTCGCCCTTTACCGATTTATCCAATCTTTGCGACACCTTTGCCGATCACCCGTGCGACAATGCGCCGGACGAGAAAGGAATCCGATGGAATCGACTGATGTACTGGTAATTGGATCTGGCATTGCGGGCCTTTGTGCCGCCATAGAAGCGGCACGCACGGGTGCAACCGTCGCTGTGGCAAGCGCCGGCAAGACCATGAGCGGATCGAGCTTTTTCCTGGGAACCTGGGGGCTCGGCCTTATTGGCCCCGTCGACGAAGACGACGAACAGGACCTCATCGATACCATCCAGACCGTCGGCGGCGGCGTTGCCGACCCCGAGCTCGTCCAGACGTTCGTCCACGGCATTCCCCGGGCAATTACATGGCTCGAACGGGAGCTGGGTGTTGAACTCCAACGTCCGCAAAGTGCCGAGAGCGCCCAGCAAAAGCAATTTATCCCCTGCTTTGACCATAAGACACGCAAATGGCGCGGCCTCACTCGCAAGCCCCTTGAGGACGCGTGTGCGGCCCAGATCGAGTCTCTCGGCATTCGCCTGCTTCCCCGCCACGAGCTTATCGACCTTATTGAGGACACGCCCGGAAAGATTGTCGGCGCCACGCTCTACGACCGCACAAACAAGCATCTCGTACCTATGGCAGCCAAGGCCACCATCATCGCTGCGGGCGGCACGGGTGGCCTGTTCGAGCGAAGCCTCACTTCAGCCGACGTGCTCAGCTCCTCGCAGGCCATCGCGCTGGCACACGGCGCAACGCTCACTAATATAGAGTTCATGCAGATGATGCCGGGCTTCATCGAGCCCAAACGCAACCTTGTCTTTAACGAGAAGACCTGGCGCTACGTCAAGTTCGACCAGCCGGTCGATATCGCCGACGACAAGCTGGACGATCTGCTTGAACAGCGCTCCGGATATGGCCCCTTCACGTCACGCTTGGCCTCCCGCGCCATCGATCTTGCCATCGATCAAGCGGGTACCGAAGGTCTGGCGCTCCACTACGATTTCCCCCGCGAGGACGTCCCCGAGTTTGTACAGACCTTTGCCACCTGGCTGCAAGACGAGTACGGCATCGCGCCGACCGAGGAGATGCGCGTGGCGATGTATGCCCACGCCGCCAACGGCGGTATCAAAATCGACAAGAGCGCGTATACGGGCGTTGAGGGCCTCTACGCTTGCGGCGAGGCGACAGGCGGCATGCACGGCGCCGACCGCATTGGTGGCTTGTCAAGCGCCAACGGCATAGTGTTTGGGCGCATCGCGGGCGCATCGGCAGCCCAGGCAGCACAGAATACACCTGAGGAGGCCCCGAAGGCGGATATCGCCCTCCCCCAGTACGGCATTGCCACAACAGTCGCCGAACGCTTGACACGCAGCCTTAAGCACACGATGAGCACCTATTGCATGATCAACCGCACCGAAGGGGGCCTATCCAAGGCACTACACGAGCTTGAGGGCTTGAAGACGGAGGCAACGACCTTGAGCACACAGATAGCTCAGGACAGCGAAATCGCAGCCCTCGCCCGCCTGCAATCGCAGATTCAACTAGCACAGGAAATGGTCAAAGCCATGCGCAAGCGAACCGAAAGCCTCGGATCGCACTATCGAGCGGACTAAGTCGATTCTCACTTTGAGTTTGATCACAATTTCTCAACATGCATCGAGCCCCGTAAGCATGATTCCCTTAAGGAGAACACGCTTACGGGGCTTTTGCCGTGTTTTCCCTAAGGGAATCACGGTGCAGACTTCGCGGCTCCGCGCCCTTTCGGGTTCGACCCCATGCGAGGTCAACAAAAAAGCGACCAGCCGAAGCCAGTCGCTTTAACATGCTTTGGTGGGCCGTCAGGGGGTCGAACCCTGGACCTTGGGATTAAGAGTCTTGAACGTGATGTTATGGCGTGCCTTGTAGCAGCAAAATCGCAGGTAGTTATGTTTCCACACGCTCTCACCGCACTGAAACTGCATTGCAGAACGGATATTGACGGATATCCGGCAATGCATAAAGCCCCTCCCCGGCAGTTGCCGGGGAGGGGCTGCATCTATCAATTTCTAGAGTCTTTTTGGCTGCCGACGCGCGCGATTGCCCATCCGAGAAGACCGGTCAGCAGTCCTGCAGCAGCGCCGACAATAAAACAGATATCAAATGGATTCATATGCACACCTATCGATAGAGTTGCTTGACGAGCGCTTGGCCAATGGCGACGTTGGTATCGCGGCCCTGGTATCCGTCCGCACCCGATGATCCGCACGAGATACCTTGAGCGATGAGCCACTGCTGGTGTTTGAAGACCGTTCCCGAACCCATCTGTCGCGCCTGAACACCGCCGACCACGGGATAGACTTTGCATCCGACCTTGTCCTGCAGGGCGCGGACGGCATTCGAGCCAACCCCGCCCTTGACGTACTCGATTACGCCGCGGTCGCATGCCCAAAGGTATCGCTCATTCGCCGGCCATTGACCGGAGATCACGCCATCGGCAGTCGTGCCGAGCTGGCGTTGCAGCTCCTTGGCCATCTTCGGGCCGAAATATCGCGTGTCTCCGAGGCTCGGGACCGTATTGTCCGCGACTTCGGTATTGGACCCGTTTAGCGTCTTTCCGTCGCCAAGCCAGTAGAGCGTGCCGTTCCATGGGTAGCTGTAGTACGCCTTGATGTTGGACTCGCGCCCGGTCTGGTCGCCCTTGGTGCCGGTGACGGTCCCCTTTTCAGAAATGGAGAATTGAGCCAAGAGGTCGCCGCGAGCTGATCCATAGGGAGAGACGCACACGGCGGTGTGGCACTTCTCGTTGAGGTAGATGTCTCCACGCTGGGCGGACTTGACGCCCATCTTACGCCAGCCGAATAGGCCCGTCTTGAGCAGCTGCTCCCGCATGTTTCCGGTATACGAGGCTCCGAAGGTATTGACGCCGACCGCGCGGAGGGCGGTCACTACGGCCGAGGAACAGTCGCGATCGCCACCGGCAATAGTGACGGTGGTGCCGTCGGACAGACAAATCGTCTCGGTCGTTCCGTCCCCCATGCGGTTGGCCTGCGAGTATCCGTGACCGCCGTCCCCATCATGGGAGACGAGGTGTTCCATGACCTGCGCGAAGGCCTCGCGCTGTGTGATGGCCATGGCCTACTCAACCGCCTTGGCGTCATATGCGGCATGGGGCTCGCTGTACGACATGGCACGCTTCGAGTCCGACGCGCCCTTGGTGGTCGGATCGACGATCACGCCGAAGCCGGCGAGAACGGTCAGGATAATTCCGACGAGCTGGATGAGCGACCCCTGGGAGATAGGCGCCACGACTCCAAGGATTCCGAGCACCTGATAGGCTGCGCTGATTACGGTGGCGGCCAATGCCGCGAGCGTCTGCTTATTCTTGAAGCGAAGGGCCCAGTTGATTTTCATTTTTCAGCTCCTAATCTGACCCGCCGATACCGTGATGCAGGTCGTAATTCTTCTCGACGCGGTCGAGCCGGTTGAACAAGGTGATGACCTGTTGCTCGACTTTCGTGAGGCGCTCGCCGTGGTCGTCGAGCTTGCGGTTGATCTCCTTGACGCCGTCCTTGATCTCGCTCGTGTCGCCGCAAAGGCTGTCGAGCTTGTCTTCGGTCCGCTGCTCCTTGGCAGACGATGTTTTGGATACGGAGACGCGCCCGATGAAGAACGTGACAATCACAACGGCGGCCGAGAGGACCGACGTTGCCTCCCCGATGCTCAGCGCCGGCACCCTAAGCCTCCTCCGCGTACTCTTCTCCGACGATCTCCTCATATTCGTCGCATGTGATCCACTTGCAGGCCACGGCTCGATGCACCATGGCCTTGGTCCAGAGGCCGCGCTCGTAGTAGCGCCTCACCTTGTCATAGTTCTTCGAGTGCGCCGCCGTGGTTGCAGCCTTGACGCGTCCCGCCATTACTGTTCACCCCCGACCGTCATCATCAGGTAGTCGATGTTTGCCGTGTTGGTCTCGGTTTGGCTGGGCTCGGCGACCTTCTCGCGCATCTGCTCAAGCAGCTTGTCCACGTCCGGGGCCTCACCCTTTCCGTAGGCGGCGACGGCCGCGGTGTAGGCGAGCTTTCGCGCCTTCCGCTCAACGTACTCGTCATCGTCGATAACGCCCGCGTCGTGCGCCGCGTCGGGGTCGCCGATCTGCGACAGCAGATCGCGCAGGGCGTTGACCTCGGCCATGGTGCCGTCTTGAAGCTCGTTGGGGCGCGGCATGTCTTCCTCAGTGTCCATGCGGACTCCTCTCTTGTCGGGGAATGTGTCGCCATCGTATTGGCGCCGTGAGATTGCCGGGCCGCTTCGATGGGCGCAAAGAAAGAAGGCGCGCCGCGGCACGCCTTCGATGCTTCTGTTATTTCGCGGCCGCTTCGCTTAGGCCGCTGCTTTGAGTTGCCGGTTCTCCGCTATTGCGAGGGCTTGCCTCCGCTTGAATCGTCCCTCGGGTTGGCCTGCATTGAGCACCCCATTACAGTCTGAAATAGGCCATCGATAAATTTCGATGGCGAGCATTCGGCGCATTGCCTACGATACGGGCAAGCCCCGAGGGGCCGCCGATCGGGCGCCTCCGGATGGCCGTCTGCCCCTGCCCCGTAGAGGGCCCGGGGGGTGTTGCCACCGGGGGCGCTCGCCGCTCCGGACGACTGATAGGAAACTGCCGGGCGCAAGCGCCACGGCCAGGTAATGTGGGTGTCGCGGAGAGGGGTTCCGATCGGCCTACCGATTGGAGGATACCACCGTGGCACCAACTAGAATGCCGGAAGCCGTCATCGGGCTCGATGTCGGGAAATCGTCTCACTGGGCATGTGTCGCGACCCGAGACGGCGAGGTGCTGCTGAGCGCCCCTCTCCCGCGCGAGATTTTCGAACAGGCTGCGGTACAGCGCGTCCATGGCCAAAACGCTGCGGTGCGCGTCCAGCCGCTTCATGCCGCCGCGCCAGCTCTGGTAGCTCCGCTCAACCTGCTCGGGGGTCATGACGCCATCGGCGACCATGCGGGCCATCTTCTTCAGCTTGCGTCGCTCGCGCGTGATGGAGTCGCGGCACGGCTTCATGACGATGCGGCCCGTTTCGGTGTAAAAGATGCGCTTCTTCAGCCACGTGAAGCCGCGCGTCAGCTTCACCACGCGGGTCTTGCGCGGGTTCAGCGCGATGCCGAGCTTCGCGCACTCGTGCTCTATCAGCAGAAGGCACACTTGCAGGTACTCCTTGGACTCGTGGATCAGGTAGAAGTCGTCCATGTAGCGCCCGTAGGCCTCTGGGCGCAGCATCTCGGCCACGTAGTGGTCGATGCGGTTGGGGTGCGCCACCGCGCATATCTGGTTTGGCTCGCTGCCCAGGCCCAGGCCGACCTCGCCCTGCGCGTCTATCAGGCGGTGCTCAAGGGCGACCACGCGCGGGTCGAGCAGCGCGTCGGCCACCTGCCGCTTGACCGGCTCGTGGGCAATGCGCGCGAAGTAGTCGGAGAAGTCGCCCAGCAGTATGTAGCCCTCGCGCCCATGCCGCCGCCAGTGGTCGGCCAGGTGGCGCTTGAGCAGCTTAAGGGCGTAGTCGGTGCCGCGCCCCTTGATGTTGGCGGAGTTCGCGGATACGAGCGTGGGGACTATCGCGGGCACGAGGGCGTTCTGGGACAGCGACTTCTGCACCACGCGCTCGGGGAAGTGCACTGCACTGATGTGGCGCAGCTTGCCGCGCTCCCACAGGTCGAAGCGGATGAAACCCCGGCATATGTCGCGGCCCTCCAAAAGGTCTTGGCGCGATTTCACGGCGTTTCGCAGGTAGTCCTTCATGTACCGCTGCGTCGAGGCCTTCCACATGACGCCACGCGCGGCCTGCTTGGAAGCCTTGCACAGGCTGTTGAGGTCGGCCACCGTCTCAAGGGTGCACGCCTTGACGCGCTCGGCCTTGGCCCTGGCGCGCTTCTCCTCGCGGCGCTTCCGGCGTGCGGCCCGCCTTTGCTCCGAGTTCATAGAAGGCACCCCGCACGGCTTGCAATGTGGCTCTGACAGCCGCTTGAGGTATGGCCATGAAACGCGGCGAAGCCACGGAGCGCCGCGCCATGCAAGCAGCGTCCGGCCACCCTCGCGGGGTGCGTATTTACGGGCTCGCGCCCGATGGTCGCGCCTTCCTTCCTCTCCGCGCTCTGCTTTCGGCCCGCTGGCCTACTCGGTCTGGCAGTAAGGGAATCCGGGGCGGGGGCGAACCCAGGTGTTCGTCGCTGAATTGCAGTTGGCATTGCCGTTGTTGTTGACGTAGCACACGTTGGACGAGGAGCCACCCATGACGGAACGCAGCCACCAATTGTACCGATATACAAGGCGGGACCGCCGCCCATTATAACGAACGCAGGCGCTCTAGCTCGGCCTCGGCCTCGGCTATGCGCTCGTCGGTGGACTTCTTGCCGGTGACGCGTACGTTCTTGCGCGCGCCCTTCAGCAGCTTGATCTCCTCCTCGACCATGGCCGCCAGCTCCTCGAAGCGGTTGGCGTTCACGGGCAGGCCGATATCCATGAGGCACTGCATGTCCAGCATAAGCTGCTCGCAGTCCGCTATGGCCAGCGTCAGGTAACGCTTGCGCTCAAGTGCGTTGAACGAACTGTTGGGGTAGAAGCAGTCGGCGCGGTTGACGTTGTATACGATGCTGCGCGCGGTCTCCACCGTGGGGACTGCGTTCAGCAGCCTGTAGGCTTTCGGCACGACCGACGAGGAGGCCATGAGCTTGTTGACCTCCACGCGGATGGCGATGGCCTGCGTGAAGAACTTGTACTCGGACACCTCGCGGTTTCGCTGGTAGACGCCGCTCATGGCACCTCCCGGAAATAGTGGCGAAAAAAACGGCCCGCTGCGCGGGCATGGATGCGACCGCGCAAGGCGGTCGCATCGAAAGAGAAGTATAGAGCACTCGGCTGGCTAGCCGACGAGGAAGCCGGGGCGGGGGCGAACCCAGGTGGTCGTCGCCGAATTGTAGTTGGCATAGCCGCTGCTGTAGACGTAGCACACGTAGGACGAGGAGCCACCCATGACGGAACGCAGCCACCAAGAGTACCGAGTTCCGTTCAAGCGGTGCGCGGTATCGCGGAACAGGTCGAACTGGCAGTCGAAGCCCACGCTGTAGCCCTTGGTGCCCCACACTGGGCAGCCGTACACCTCCATCTCGGAGGGCGACCACACCTTGCCGATGTCCTGCCAGCTCCAGCTGTTGGAGTCGCTGAGCGCGCCGCTCGCGCTGTAACGCTCCTCAAGCAGCACGCGCTGGGTGAGCAGGTACTTGGTCAGCCCCTCGGGCAGGCACGCCTCGAACAGCTTCTCCCACGCCTTGAGGTTGCTGTTCAGGTACGGGTTCTTCACGTCTGCGGTGCCCTGGTTGGTGTTCGCGGTGTTCCACATCAGGTAGCTGTCGTTGGCCACGCCTGTCACGGATTTTGCCACGGCCACGGGGGCGGACGCCACGAACGCGATATGGTGGCCCTTGCTGTTGTCGCCGCAGTAGAGGTACGGGTCGATGTGGGCAAGCAGGAACCGCGCAGATTGCTGGGTGGTGACGGCGGACGCGCTCACGAGAGGCACGTCGATGTAGTCCCCGACGCGAAGGCCCGCGAAGTTGCCGGCCGCCGCTCGCTTGTGCAGCGCGTCGTACACGCTGCCGCTGCCGATCTCTCCCGCCAGGATGGTGGCGATGTTCTTCCCGCCGTACTTGCCGATTTGGCCCTGGCGGTTGCACTCGGCGTTGTTGAGCGCCGTCTGCGCGTTGCTGCGCGCGGTATCGTCGATGACGTTGAGCGACTGGCCGCCGACGACCAGTGTCTTTGCATTTGCCATTTATCCTCCTTAGGCAAGGGTTACCGTGCTGCCCGAGACCGAGCACGTGCCGCCGAACGACACCGTGTCGCCGGACACCGACGCCTTGGATGCCGGGCAGTAGACGGTCCCGTCCATGTAGATGAACTTCCCCGTCGCGTCGGCGAGCATCGTCGCGAGCTGGCCGTTCTGACGGCGCAGCTCCGCGATATCGGATTCGCCGCCGGCGCCCTGCGCCACCGAGTTCGCGATCTGCAGCGCCTGGTTCGCGGCGACCTCGGCATGAGACGCCGCGCCGTTGGCCGCGGCGGCCGCATTGCTCGCCAGCGCAGTCGAGGCGCTGGCGGTATCGTTCGCGGCATTCGCCTTCTGGACGGCGTCGTTGGCGTTCTTTGTGGCAGTCGAGCACTCCGCGGTGGCCGTTCTGGCCGCTCCGGCGGCGACGTTGGCGTCATAGGCTTGGGCCTTCGCGGTGCCAGCGGCTCTGCTTGCCAGAGAAGCGGCGCTCTCGGCCTTCTTTCGCGCCGCCTCGACATCGTCGTAATTCGCAGGGCGGAACTGGTAGGTGGTGACGCTGCCGTCACTCTCCGTCACGTCGAGGCCGTCGATATAGCCGTCGTCCCCTACCCTCACGTCGTAGACGGCAGACCCGTCGCTGTCGTTGGCCATGCGGCCTCCCTTCCGCGGTTCTGCGCCCGCACGATAATCAAGCGAGTATCCCGATCGCCGTCCACACGGGCGGCGACCCGATGAGGACGATCCTCTGCCCCACCTTGGCGGCGGAGCAGGCCGTCGTCATGTGCACGCCCTCGGCAACGCCCCCGCGCACGAGCACCGAGAGGGTGCTGCCCGACACGGCTGTGACGTAGCCGTAGGCGATCTGCGCCGCGGGCCTGTCCGGCGGCGCGATGGACTCGAGCAGGTCGGATGCCATGCTCATGCCGCGCTCCTCTCGAACTTGCGGGCCTCGATATCCATCGGGCACCCGTCATCAAAGTTGATCGTCTGCGTCCTGATACAGACGTGGTCGAGGTCCAGGCCCGCCGTCGGCAGGCGGAGGTTGCCCGCGTCGTAGACCGACACCTGGTCGTATATGCACGTGCAGCTCGCCCTCTGGATGACGGACCTGCTGTCGTTGAGCAGCGTCGCGGCCTTGGCGTCCGCTGCCGCCTGGATGGCATCGTGCGGCCAGGGAGTCGCCGCGGAGCCCTCCTCGACCTTGTCGGCGACCACCACGGCCTCGCCGCCCGCCTCGAGGTAGACGTAGCCCCACGACACCTTCGAGTGGCTCGCCGCCGGGGTGAACGTCACCGTGACCTTCTGCCACTCGCCCGACATGGGCACGGCGTGCACGCCCGAGCCGGCGCCCGCGTCCTGGTCCCAGAAGATCTGGAGCTGGACGTTCTTCCCGGCAGTGCCCTTGACCCACACGCTCTGCGTGTATGGCGTCCCGGCCTTTACGGACGGCCCGCCGTCCTGGCAGAAGCCGACGCGCCCGCCGCTGCTCGTAATCTTGATGCCGAAGAACACGGCGGTCTGCGGGGAGTCGGGCACGTACACGGTCGAAATCGACCCGTTTCCGTCGCTCTGGCGGAACGTCCCGCTCTCCTCCGTCCCCGAGCCGATCTGCATCTCGGCCGCGCCGGAGAGCATGTTGGAGTCCTCGGTGAGGCTCGTGGGCAGGTCGGAGAGGTCGTATCGCGCGGTCTCGAGCCTGCCGGTTCTCACGGTGGAGTACGGGCTGTCGGGGTCGTCATCCACCGCAGTGCCCCGCACGGAGATGTCCTGCGAGGAGAAGTCGACATGGATGACGTTGGCGACGCTGAAAGTGTCGTGCTCGTAGTCGAGCCCGAGCGTGATGCGGCAGTCCGGCCCCTCGATGTAGTCGAAGACGATCGGCCGCTGGTCCGGCTCGACGTAGCGGCGGAACAGCACGCGCCCGTACGGGTCGGTGTGCGCCGCGAGGAAGCCGGCGGCATCGAGCAGGCGGTTGACGGCGGCCAGCTTGGAGTCCGCGCGGTCCTCGTCGGACGGTGTCGTCGAAATGCCGAACACCCACGTCGAGGTGAGCACGGCGTCGCACTCGTCGGCCACGACCTCGAGGCCGCAGCTCTCGGCGATCTTCCTGGCCGCATCGACCATGTTCGTCCCGGCGGGGATGACGTACGGCCCGTCGAAGTCGTCCTTGGCGAGCGCCCTGAGCCTGCCGTAGACGTCGGCCCTGCCGGTGGTGACGGCGCCGTCCGCGCTCACCTTCGGCGTGGAGACGTAGAAGGTCCCCAGCGCCTCGGTGCGGCTCTCGCCCGTCCAGGGGGACGATGCCTCGAGGTACACGCGCAGCAGGTCGGTGCCCATGTCGAGGGCCCCGACGTAGTCGACGCTCCCCTGCTCGAAGATGGCCGTATCCTGGTTGCGCTCCACGCTCCCGCCCGTGATGTTGGCGAGCTCGGCGCCCTCCAGCCCCGTCGCGAGGTCGACCCGCACGAAGCGGTACTCGGCCGAGAATGGCTCGAGCCAGAAGCTGTCCCTAGCCATTGGGCTCCCTCCAGACCTCGCGCTTGGTCGACAGGCTCACCTTGTACCACCGCGGCGACGACCGCGTGATGGTCGGGCTCAGCTGCACGAAGGCGCGGTCGCCGTCGTGCGTGCGCGCCCAGCAGTGGGAATGCTCGCGCAGCAGCGCCGACACGCGCGCGATCTCGTCTGCCGGGACGGCGAAATCCCAGCTCTCCGAGATATCCAGCCTGTTGGACGGGTAGCCCGTCGGCAGCCCGCCCGCGGAGCCGAAGAAGTGGAACTGGGTGACCGCGTGGTCGTACCCGCGCGAGTACCCCGGCGGCCTGCCCGCCCCGACGGTGCCGGCGACGACCGAGGTCGCGCCCGCGTCGAAGTTGAAGGCGTAGCCGCGGCAGCGGCACGACGTCTCGACCTCGGTCGTGGAGACCGTGCCGCTCGCGGCGTGCCCGACCGCGACGTAGGTGAACGCCGCGTTGAGCGGGGGCAGCCGGTCGATGACGCTCTGCCCCTGCTTGAGGCCGGTCGCGAGCGTCCTGCGCGAGCCGTCCGGCAGGACGCGGATGAGGTCGAAGGACTGGCACGGCGGGAGGCTGTGGAGCAACAGCTTCGTTCCCTTGATAGACGCGCCGCCGTTGAGCCTGATGTTCCCGGCGGCCGTTCTCGACATGGGTCCGCGGAGCTTGTGGCCGCTGACCGCATACTCCGAGATGCCGTCGCGCACGGTGACGGTCGCGGCGTAATCGTCCGAGTAGTCGATATTGACGATCGGGGTGGCGGGGACGAGCCAGTCGGTCGTGACGGTCCTCGTGAAGCTCGCCGAGAGCCCCGAGCCGCCGCGGACGGTCAGCTCGAGGGTGTAGGTCGTCTTGTTGCTCAGCCCCGTCGACACGGAGTGCGAGCGCGCGGACGCGCCCACGTTGACGTCCAGCACCGTGCCCGATGGCGATGTCACCCTCAGGCGCTGGGACGCGACCCCGGTCTCGTCCGCGACGCTCCACGCGATGGGCAGCGGGAGCTCCACGACCGCGTCGCCGTCCTGCGCCGGGGCGGTGAAGAAGGCTTGCGGCGGGTCGGCCACCGTGAACGAGGCGTACGAGCTCCACGCGCCCCATGACGGGTCGGCGCCCTTGGTGCGCACGCGCAGGCGGTAGGTTCCCTTCACCGACAGGCTCAGGGTTGTCGTCGATGCGGCACCGGTGATGTAGTGCGGGACGGTCTTGCCGTCGGGTTGGACCAGCTCTATCTGGGCCGCCGACTGCGCGGTGCCGTCGGGGTGGTTCCGCGTCCAGCCGATGGTCACCGTCGACCCCGTCGGGTAGACGGGCTCGACCCCCGAGACGGCCGGCGCGTACGGCGGACAGATCGTGGCCACGGCGTTGGATGCCGTCCACGCGGAGAAGACGGTGTCCCCCGCGCCGGCCACGGGCTTCGTGCGGTAGGTGCGGACCTCGTAGACGACCTTCTCTCCCGCCACGGCGGCCGCATCGGTCATGGACCAGACGCCGGGCTCCTGCCTGTCGGCGGCGAGGCTGCGGGCCTTATACGTCCTGCCGCCGTCCGAGGTCGCGCGGACCTCGAAGCCGCTTATCCAGGACGGGATGTCGGGGCCGCGCACGACCAGCGAGACCTCGCCGTCGCCGGAGCGCGAGAGCGAGACCGACGCCGGCGGCGCGGGCGTCTTGTAGACGCGCACCATGTTCGACATCGCGGACGTTCCCCCGCGCCAGCGGGCGCAGACCGAGTAGTCGTAGAAATGGTTGGCGCTCGTCATGGAGTCGCGCCAGTTCGAGATCGTCGACTGGTTGTAGGGGTTCTCGAGCTGCCCCTCGTCCGTGGATCGGTAGACGTTGATGCCGTCGTAGTACTTGCGGGCCCCGTCGTCCGGGTGGTTGACCCACTCGAGCACGGTGGAGCCGTCGGACGACTCCGTCACGGTGAGGCCGGTGGGCGCGCTCGGCTCGTAGGCGGGGACCTTGCCAATCCTCGCGTTCTCGCCGCACGACGTGGTCACGCCAGCACCGCCGTAGCCGTTGACGGTCTCGCTGGACGTCCATGCGGAGCACCAGACGTCGTAATCGCCGTCGTTGCGCGCCGCGTCGGTGTAGCCGCTCAGCTTGACGGCGTTCTGGTAGTTCTGCGTCGTCACGCCCGCGGCGTTTGCGCGCTCGACGCCGCCGACCGACACGTGGAGGCGTACGCCCCACTGGTTCCACGGGCCGAAGTCGACCGATGCGCTCCAGTGGATGCGCGCGGTCGCGTCGCTGATGTTCTCGACCCACGTGGAGAGCGTGACCCCGTAGAACTTCGTATTGTTGCGCCTTGTCTCGGCGTAAGCCATGTCCTACCCCCTCCTCGACCTTGACGAGCGCTTGACCTCGGCGATGAGCTCCCTGAGGGCGCGGGCGATGCGCTCGTCGACCTCGAGCACGGAGCCGTCGATGTTGATGTAGTAGGTGTCGCCGCGCTCTACGACGCCGAGCCCGGCAGCCGCGGCCGTCCCGATAGCCGCCGAGCGCGTGCCGGCGGCATCGACGGCGGCGAAGGAGACCTCGGGCACGTCGAACACGTCCTCGACGCGCGAGAGCGCCTTCGACGCCATGGCGGCAGTCCCGGCCGACGCATCGACGATACTCTTGCCGAAGTCGCCCATGAGCGCCTGGCCGGAGTAGGTCGTGTAGCCGTGGCCGCTGAACGGTCCCCACTTCGCCGGCGAGAACGGGAACAGGCCGCGGATCCTCTCCACGGCGCCCGAGATCGAGGACGTGACGGAGCCGATGGCGGACTCGATGCCGGACTTGAGGCCGTTGAGGATGGCCTTGCCGGACTCGACGAGCCAGGAGCCCGCGCCGGCGAAGAAGCCGGTGATCTTGTCCTTGATGCCGGTGACCGTGGTGTACACCGAGCCGATGCCGCTCTGGGCGGCGCTCTTGATGCCGTCCCATATCGACGAGAAGGCGCTCTTGATGGAGCCCCAGGTGCTCGACCACACCCCGCTGATCGTGCTCAGCACGGAGCTGATGACCGACGAGATGACGCCTATCGCGAGGTTGACGATGCTCTGGATGGCGTGCCAGACGATCTCGGCGACCGACTGGATGCCCGTCCACACGCCCTCCCAGTCGCCGTTGATGGCGGCGAGGACGGTGCCTATGACGGCGCTGATGACCTGCATCACGGTCGTGATGAGCACCTGGATGGCGGGCCACACCGTCGAGATGATCGCGGATATCGCCTCGCAGGCAACGGTGAAGGCCGCCTGGACGACGGGCCACACGGCCTGCACCACCGCGGCAATGGCGTTGACCGCCAGCACGAGCACGCCCATGATGACGCCGGCGAGCTGGACGAGGAGCTGTATTATCTGCGCCGCGACGGGCGCGACGGCGGCGATGATCTGCCCGATGACGGGCGCGACCGTGGCGAGGAGCTGAAGCAGCGCCAGGGCGATGTTTCCGAGCGCCGGCAACAGCTGCCCGGTGACGACTGAGGCGATCGCGGCGAAAGCAGAGACGAGGGTCGGCATGACCGATGCCACCGCCGAGGCGACGGCCGAGAAGGCGGGCGCCAGGCCGGAGGCTATCGCGGATGCCGCCGACGTCACCGAGGAGCGGAAGCCCTCGTTGGTCGTCATCATGTAGCCGAAGCCGGCGGCGAGCGCGGCGACTGCGGCGATGACGATGGAAATCGGGCCGACGAGCGTCGCGAATGCGCCCGCGCCCGAGCCGATGGCCGAGAACAGGCCGCGGACGGGGCCGGACGCGGAGGTGAAGGCGCCGGCGGCCTCGCCGGAGACCATCGACGCGAGCGCGCCGATCTCGCCGATGCCCGAGCCCGCGACCTTCGCCACGCCCTTGAGCGCGGTCTGCAGCGTCTTGAACTTGTCGATGCCGCCCGTCACGCCCGAGATGGCGAGCTTGGCCGCGGCGAGCCCCGCAGTCGAGCCGACGAACCTGGTGACCGCGTCCGCCAGGGTCGACAGCCCGCTCGAGGAGCCGGCGAGGGACAGGACGCTGTTCGCGGCCCCGTCGAAATCGCCCACCAGTCCCGAGATGGGGCCCCTGATCGCGGAGCAGACGGCCTCGATGCCGCCCGCGCCCTCCACGAGCCCGTTGATGGCGTCGGCGGCTCCCTTGACGCCGAGCGCGAGGTCCTCGGGCCATGTGGCGGTGAAGGTCTGCCCCGCGAGCTCCGCCACGCGGTCTATGACCCTGCCGACGGCGTCGGCCGCGGGCTCGAGCGAGCCGCGGACCGCGCGCATGAGCACATCGGCGTTGTAGGCGAGCGTGGAGAAGCTGTCCGAGGACTTGCCGAGGCGCTCCAGCATGCCTATGAATCGCTCGATGTAGCCGCCGACATCGGACACGGTGTCCATGACGGACGTGATGGCGCCGGCGGCGATATCGCCCGCGCCCTTGATGAGCCCGGTCGCCGCCTGGATGGGAGCCGTGATGTTCTCGACTCCGATGGCGTCGATGCACGCCGCGACCGCCTTGGTCACGGAGTTCTTCAGGTTGGCCATGGACGTGGCGATGCCGGCCGTGCCGGTCTTGGCCTGCTGGGCGAAGGAGTCGAAGCCCGCGTACCCGTTCTTGTCGAGCGAGATGAACGCGTCCTCGAGGTCCTCCACGCTCACCTTGCCGGTCTTGAGGGCGTCGTAGAGGTCGTTCGTGCTCGCGGTTGGCCCGAGCATCGACTTGGCGACCTGGTCCATCTGGCCGGGCATGGCGATGACGATCGAGCGCCAGTCCTCCATCTCGGGCTTGCCCTTGGCGAGCACCTGGCAGAACTGCTCGAGCGCCGCCTCCTGCACCTGCGTCGACGCGCCGCCCGCGAGCAGCGCGTCGTTGAAGGCGAGCATGATGTCGGTCGCCTTGCCGACGTCCTTGACGGTCGGCACGATCTTCTGGACCGACGAGGTCATGGCGTCCAGGCGCGTAGGCAGGCCGGTGAGGTGGTCGCTCATCTTGTCGATGGACGATGTCGCCGCGTCGGCGCCGTACCCCAGGCCCGCCATGACCTTGGGAAAGTTGTTCATGGTGTCGACGCGGCTGATGGCCGAGTCGAGCGAGTTGCTGATGGCCGTGAAGGCCTTGCTGGTAACCGAGGAGACGATGCCGGAGACGGCGCCGATCTTGGTCCCCAGGCCGGATCTGAACGCGGACCCGACCTTGGCGCCGGCCTTGGAGCCGATGCCCGAGCTGCCCGCGAAGGCGCCGTCGAGCTGGCGGCTGATGGACGACGTGAGGTTGTCGAACTTCGGTGTCAGCAGCACCGAGCCTTTGGCCACGGTGGGCAAGGGGTGATCACCTACCTATGAGCGCTCCCCGAACAGCAGGGAGTCAACCTCGTCCCGACTCAGGTCGAGGCGGCGCGCGACCGGCTCGGCGGCCCTCGCCCTCGGGCGCTTCACGGGGTCGGGCTTGCGGCCCTTGCCCCCAGCGTTCTCGTAGCGCAGGAAGGAGAGGTTGTCGACGGCAAGGGCGAGCAGGTAGGCGTGCTCGTCCCAAGTCGCGCGCGGATCGATGCGCGACACCGTGCGAGACTGCGCCGGCAGCTGCCCAACGAGCGTGAGCAGGCCGGCGAAGTCCCCGCCGATGATGGCTTCGTCCAGGTCAATCGAATAGTACTGGCGGAGGTCCGCCTTGAGCTCGTCGCGCCCCTCGAGCAGGACGTCGGCGAGCGCTATCAGTTTTTTAGCTGGGCGGCCTCGATGAGCAGCTGCTCGATGCGCACGATCTCCTCGATGTCGTCGTAGCCCATCTTGGCGGTCACGGCCTCGGCCACGCGGTCCTCGACGTCCTCGCCGAGCATCGCGGCAAGGTAGCCGAGCTGGTCCTCGATGTCCACGTCCCTGTTCGCCTCTCGGGTGGCCTCCTCCTCGGACATGCCGGAGCGGACGGCCTCCTCGAAGATGCGGTTGCGCTTCTTGCTGTCGCGCTGGGCGCGGGCGATCTCCTTGAGGACCTTGCGCGACTTGAAGCGGCGCATGTCGAGCACGTACTCGGTGCCCTCGACCTCCACGGCCTTCTCCCAGGGCTCCAGCGTCTGGCGCTTCGCCGGCGAGTCGAACTCGAGGATGGCGGGCTTGTAACCAAGGTACTGCTCCTCCAGGTGCGCGCGCATGCGCTCCTTGGCCTCGGCCATCTCTCGCAGCTGCTCGGGGGTCATCTCGTTGATGTCCATGGTTCCTCCTTTTGTAGGCGCAAATGCTTGCGGTGGACGCTGCGGCGCCTACCGCGCAGCGCCCGCCGCAAGCATTTGGCGGGGACGGGAGGGGCGGGCGCCCCTCCCCCTTGTCTGTTGTCCGGCTAGTCCGCGACGGCCTTGGACTCGTCCTCGGCGGCGAGCTGGGCCGCCTTCGTGGTGTCGTAGATGGCGGTCTTGTGGGTGTCGCCGTCGTCGTTGTAGGGCACGCATGTGATGGTCGGCGTGTAGCCGAGCAGGTCGGAGCTGTTGTAGGAGACGTCGTCTCGCTCGAAGGCCTGGCCGATCGGGATGACGTTGCGCAGGACCTTGGTCGAGGAGATGACCGAGTCGAACACGTAGACGTGCGGGTCGGTGAAGTTGCGGTTGTGGCGAATGGTGACGGTGGCGGCGCTCTCCGTCACGTTGGCGTCTCCGTAGATGGTCTTGAGCACGGCGACGGACGACTGGATGAAGGTCATCTGCGCGGAGTCGGCGTAGCTCGTGAGGTCGCGGGCGACCTCGGAGCCGCCCCAGTCGTTGTGCCCCTCGGAGTCGGTGTCGGTCGTGAACGTCACGCCATCCTCGGAGATGTAGCCCAGCGAGGCGCCGTTGAGCTGCTGAATGAGCTCCTTGAGCGTCTTGGACGGGTCGCTGAGCTTAGTGATATCGGTTCCCGCCGGGAACACGGCGGCGTACCCGCCGGGGCGTCCCTTGGCTACGCCGACGGAGTCCTTGTCGAACATGGGGGTCTCATCGGACATGTGGCCATCCTTCCTGTGGCGCGCTACGGGCGCGTCACCATGTAAACGTTGATCTGGTACCGCTCATAGCGGCTGTCGGGGTCGGGGAAGCGCATGGTCCCCTCCACGGACACGCTGCAGACCTCGGGTATGGCCTCCCAGCACCAGGTGAGCCACTCGCGGGCCATGAGCGCGAGCGTGTATGCCTCGGCCTCCGTGCGCGCCCACGTCTGGACGGCCAGGTACGGGTTGTCGCGACCGGGTCCGGACGGGCCGCCCGTGCGCTCCACCGTGACGAACCTATCGGGCTTGTCGCGAGGGACGAGCGTTGAGCACGGGACGCCGAGCGCGGCCCCGAGCCTATCGGGCAGCGTCGTGAGGATGTCGAACATCAGAGGCCGCATCCCTTCTTGAGCGTGTTGTTGCGCAGGTTGTCCAGGCCGGCGAGCCTGCCGTCCCTCTCCCCCGCCTCGTAGACCAGCCCGCCGGCGGTGTAGCCGCGCTGCACGCCCTTCGACTCGTAGCGGGCGCCGGCGCGCCTGAGCGCCGGGTCGCACATGACGTTGCAGCGCGCGGCGGCCGCGGCCGCCTGGGACTCGAGCATCGCTTTGACGCCGTCGGACTTGAGTACCGCGCGCACGCCGGACATCACGGGCGTGACGCGCACGCGCCTACCCATCGACGGCCTCGCACTCGACGGCGCGGTCGAACTGCCCGGGGCAGTTGCTCGCGAGGTAGGGCTGCGGGTCGCCGATCACGCGGTACGCGCGCCCGGCGTACCTGATGAGGCACCGGCGAAGCGAGCGGCGGTCACCGCGCGGCCAGTGGAACGTCATGGAGACGACGGTCCCCTCGGGCCGCGACGCGGAGAGGTCGGACGTGCCGCCCGGCTGGGGCAGCACGCCGGCGACGTCCTCGGCCGCGCCGAGCTCGCACACGGCGTTGCCGTGCGCGTCGGTGGCGGGCTCCTGCGGGGCGATCACCTGGACGGTGGCGGTCTTAAACATCCGGGCCTCCCTCCCTGTCCGCAGCGGTCATGGCATCGATGCTGCGCACGCGGCAGCCGGCGAGGCCGAGCCGCTTGAGGTCGGTGCGGCCCAGGTAGAGGTCGCCCGTCGGGTTGGCGAACGTGACGCTCGAGGAGTAAACGCCGGCGCTCTCGGACTGCTGGGTGATGCCCGCCATGGCGCCGGGCGCGTTGACCGCGCGGGCGACCATGGCCACGCAGACGGGCTTCACGTTCTCGTCGAACGTGGCGTTGCCGCCGGCGGCGTAGTCGCGGCCCATGTGGCGCCGGTACGCGCCGCGCAGGTACGCCGAGGCGTCCTCGAGCAGGGCCGCCACCCTGGCCTCATCCCCGTCCTCGACGGGGCCGCAGCGCGCGACATAGTCGGCGACGGTGGCGAAGGCGCCCACTAGAGCGCCGCCAGGATGGCGGCGAGCTCCGCCTTGGTCGCCTTGCGCGGCGCGAAGCCGTTGGCGGCCTCGATGGCATCGCGCAGCTGCTGCACGGT